AATCTTCAAGAAAGGTTATATCTATTTCAATACCACGAGATTTTAATAAAGTATTAATCACATCAACACTATACTCTAAAGCATTAGACTTATAACTGTCATTAAATTTAATTTTTTTAATCATCTTTATCTCCTGAGATAGAACCTATCTTACCTTTAAATGGTAGTATCTTTCCTTCTGGTTTAATATTTTCTACTAAATTTAAATCTGGTATAAAATCCATACCTGAATCATCTAACCCTAAGTCCATAGGCAACACACCATTAAGAGCAAAGGTGTCTACAACCTCGTCTAAGTATCTCTCAAATAATTCTTGTCCTTTAGATGTATATACTTCATTACCTTCTTCATCTTCTGTTATAAAATTCTTGTAATTAAACCCTACTCTTTTTTGTAGCATCAAATCTGCAATGTCAGATGTTAATGCTATAAACTCAGGGTCATCTATAAAATGTTCTTTAGTCATTTGTTCTCTCCTTTTTTTTATCTCCAAATATAAACTCTTCTAATTCATGAAATCCTCCTATGTGTAGAAAGATTTGTGGTACAGTTTTATGTCCGGCCTCTTTAAATCTTTTTATCTTTGGCCGGCTATCCAATACCCTCTCTTCGTATACTTCTTCCATATCATCTAGTAATGACTTGGCTTCTGCACAATATACGCAATTCTTTTGTGTGTATATAATATATTTAATCATATCTATGTCCTATCTGTAATATCATCATCTAATAAATCTTCTTGACCTTCTTCCATTTGATACTGTGCATCATCTCCAATTTCAGTACCTTCAAAGGTAGCTGTACCTTCATTACATCTAAAGCTTTCACCATCTATTTGTTCTACTGACCAAGCTAAATCTTGCATCTCACATCTAGTAAGTTTAGTATAAGATTCTACCTTGTAGTATCTAGTGTCTACTGTCTGCTCACTAAATCTATATGTGTATTTATATTTACTCATCATCTTCATTCTCCTTTACAAATTTATTTAAATAGTTAGTGTTAAAATCTTCTATACCTTTACTATGATAATGTTTAACTTCTTTTCCTTTATAGGTACTCCAACGACCAGTAGTATAAACATATCCATATTCTTTATTATCTTTATTATATATAGTTAAAATACTATTACTATTCCTAGTATCTTTATATTTAATATTATTATCTTTAAGGTATTTTAAAACATACTCTACACTCTCTCCGGTATCTCGTCTTAATCCACCATTAGACCAGTAATAATCACTCATGTATATTCCTCCATTGTGTTTTAAATTGTTGGTTCTCTCCATAAAAATCTGATACCCAAGTGCCGGTTCGTAGATACTGTCGCATCTCTTTTATATATGCTTTGCAACAATGATAGTCTGATATAGCACCTTTAACATTACTTTTTATAGCATACTTTAGAGAAGGTAATTTATATTGATTAACTTCTATCCAGTATAAAACTTTATCTGTTGATAAATAATAATTTTTACCTTTATCCAGTATGGTTTGATGTGCCATTAGCTTTCTCCTCTATATGATGTACTCCTACAGTTATTAAATGTGGGTGTTTATCATCAGATGTATAGGTATATTTATTATAAAAACCTTTATGTCTTTTACTATTTAAATCTATATACCTTATGATTGTTTCATCTTGCTCTATAACTTTCATGTTACAACCTATGGCATTCCATACACCTTGATGTAACTCCCAGTGTTCTTGTGGTGTTAAATTGTTAATCATCTGCTTTACCTCCTACATAAAGTGTTCCTAAACCTAAAACAATAGATGCACTTCCAACAAATAATAATATATCTGAATTAGTGTCAGCCACTATTCCTACTCCGGATATAAATAAAGATAATCCAAAGAAATAAAAAACATAATTCATTTCTTTAACTCCTCTTCTTTTGTGTTGTCAAGTAACTTATCTGATAAATCTTGAAATAAACAATGTATTATTTCTTTTTCTTTTTTATCTTCAATCTTTCCTATTACTCTTTTATAAATATTCTGTATGTCCTCAACACTTTTTGTAATGATATTCATTTTTTTAACTCCTTTCTTACCATATCAATTAGTCGTAGTAACTTAAATAAATCTTTATTTAAATCATAGTCCTCTGTGTTTAGCTGATACTCTTCAGTCTGCATCTCCTCTAACTTCTCCTCTATATCATCTAATATAGATATCAATTTATTCTTAACAGTTTGTTCTTGTCTTAACTTCATGCTCGCTCCTTCTCTACATCTGCTTGTTGATTCCAGTATCGGTCTTCATTTTCTAAATCTTGTATCTCTTTATCTATTAACTGTGTCAATGCGTTATGTATTATTTCTAATTCCCTTCGCATTCTTACTACACTGTTAGTTAACTTTTGTAATTGTTCTTTTCTTATTATATTTTCTGATGTCATTGTTTTACCCATTCATTATTTTATCTAGTGATTCTTGTATGTGATGTTTCTTAACTGCCTCTACTACATAGTCTTCTAAACTTATTAATCCTACACCTACAAAACCATTTACTTTTATAACTGCATCTATAACTTCTTCTATATTAACATTATTATCTTTTAAAAAATCTACTATTATCTTTTCTTTATCAGTTAATTTTTCTATCTGCATTAGCAACCTCCATAGCTATAGCCTGACCAACAATCAGCCCATTCGTCACGCACTACATCTGCTAACTCATCTGCATTATCACACTCCAAAGGTAAATCTATTTTACCTTCTTCTAATATCTGATTAACTTTATATATGGCCTCTTCTATTGAACTGCTTTCACACATCTTCTCTTCTATAAGATTCCAGTCTTTATTACTTTTTTCCATCAGCGCCTCTTTTGTTTTACTCATTAGTTACCTCCATGTTTGTTACGTTCTTTTATTAACTTCAATGCCTCTTCTTTAGTTTGTGTCGGCTCATATACTTTCCAATTACCTTCCTCATTAGGCATAGTTTCTATAACATATTCTCCATCAGTATTATGCCTGAAGATAGTCATATATATTTCTTCTACTATCTCCCTATACTCCTCTTGAGTATACTTAGATATATTTATTTCTTGCACTAAATTTGCAAAGTGTTTTATATTTATTTCATTATATCTACTCATGCCAACATCTCCTCTATCTCTTTAGTTAAAAATTCTTCTGCCTCTTCATAAGAATATCCGATTGCAATTAGCTTGTCAATACCCTCTTCTAAACTTATTATATTACTTTTGTAATCTTCTCTTATCTTAACTTGTTCTTCTATGTACTTGTATTCATTCACCTTTTTACTCCTAATCTATCCAGACTTCTTCTGGTCTTCCTAACCATTTATCATTAAAGTAAAATACTTTTTTATCTTTAGTATAAAATTTAAAAGTGTTTACATCTAATGGCATATCCTCTTTATACTCCAAATGATACGTATCAAGTCTATCTAATAAATCTTTTTTATTTAGCCTGATATATTCTCCTTCCTGATACTCCTTATTAATTCTTACTAAACCATATATTTTTTTGGCTTGGTCTATGTATGTTCTAAACTGTATAAAATCTTTTCTATTCATGTTATCTCCTATTGTTATTAATTTTATAGCCCTTAGTGGAGAGTAAAGGTTCTGCCCCAATCTTTAGGAAGTTATAATTCCTACCTAGACACCTTGGTTATAACTCCAAGGGATTATCTTTTATTACTCTAGGAACGGCCTATGCCAGTACACTTAGTGAGATATCACTCCCATTCTGCAGAATCTTTACTAATCACCTGACCTTCAATAGACACTCTCCACTAAAGGCTATTCTCTAGCCTCTTTTATCATTGCTCTTACAAAATGTATGAAGTCCATATCTTCTATAGTAACTCCCTTTCTATCTTGCTTAAAGAATTCCTTTACATCTTTAGGTATTTCTTTATTGTGCGCAACTTCTATAAACTTTTTTATATCTTTTATCTTCATTTTTTTATCCTTGTTTTATGTTAATCCAATTATTATCTTTTTTTACTGCTACTATATCACTTATATATATACTACCATGTTCATTAAACATTCCTATATCTTCTCCATATGCATATACAAGTATTACTTTTTTTAATCCTCTTCCTTGCTTGGGGCTTTCCAATAGCTTGCCTTTTATTGGTGTACCTAACTGCTTACTTAAAATTATATCACCTTTTTTTAAATCTTTAATCTGCATTTTTATAACTCCTATTGTTATTTTATTTTTATAAATAATAATTTTAAATATCTTTATAAGTGTTTTAAATTTTAAATATCTTTATAAGTTTTTTAAAATTATTATTTATATTATTAATATACATTACTGTTGTTTTTATTATACCTATATCTACTATTATTTTTTCCTATAGACTCCAGAAACTTTTCAACGTGTTTTATATAGGCCTTACTTAAATATTTTTTATCATATATAAAATAGTTTAATAAATTATATTTTTTATTTCTCATTTTATTAACTCAATAATTAGATATAATTCTACTATTGCCGTTCCTATTCCTATAATAGCCAAGCCTTTCCAATAATCTATAAGACCTCCGTTTGTCTTCTCTTTATTATATTTTATTAATCTTTTTTGCTCGGCCTCATTCATTAATATTATTTTCATATCATTAGTTATATTATTATATCTCATATTATACCTCTTAATTAATCTTTTAAAAATCCTACTATATAATTTCTTTTATTCTTACTACACATTAAACATAATTGACACGTGATGGCCTTGTTTATTTGATTGGGACACATCTTAATTTTATGACCCTTAGGTGTTTTATTAATTGGTTCAGTACCTACTATAACAGCTATAGGCAAGTTATGTTTTTTTAATTCGTCAGCGTGTTGCAAATCATTGGCCGATAAATTAATGGTAAAACCATTTTCATTAGCATATTTTATTTTTGTAAAATTCTCTTTTAATTGTGTTTTATGGGTATAGGTAAAGCCATTTTTACCCTTGTTAGCTTTTACTAATTGTTTTAATTTATCAAAGTCTATAGTTTCATTGTCACCACTATGCGCAAGGTCGCCAGCTTGATTGTGTCGCCATAGTTGGCCTTTAGGTAGCTTTGAAATCTCTTTTATGAATGAATCATAATCATTAGTAAAAGGCTTTTTCCATCTCCTATTAATGCCAAGCGCTACTTCTTGCCAAGTCATTCGAGTGTGACCTTTCTTTGCATAGCAAATATTTTTTTTCTTTAAAGGACAACTATTGGGACAACTCGACTCTTCCGTAGTAGTGACGGGAATATACCCAACCTTTCTATTCTTTGATATTCTAGTAAATCGTGTCTTCATTTTATCACCTTTTTTTTATGTTAATAAATCTTATTATAACCCTATAAATATTTATAGGGCTACAATAAAATTTATATTTAAAATTCTTTTATAATCTTTTCATTCATATATTTTTTAACACTATCCTCATTTAATCTTAAAAATATATTAATAGACTCTTCTATTTTTTTCTTATCTTTTTCTATTGCTATTTTATCGTCTAGACATTCGCCTAATTTATTATCATATTCTCTTATATCTTTTTCTAATAGTCTAAGAGCTTCATTTTTATTTTTTACTATTTTTTTATAATCATCTATTAAATCATCGTCTTTAGAACACTTATCAATTAACATATAAATTAAATTTCTAGCCGTTGCATTATCATCTATATTATAATCATGGCCTTTAAAAGTCACAAGTGAATTAATTTTATCAATTCGATAAATAGTATTATTATCTTTATTTTTTAAAATAACTTTATTATTTTTAGTAATTTTTGTAATATTCATTTTTTAATCCTCTTTTATGTTAAAACTTCTAGTAATATCCTCAATCGATTCTTGAATAGTGCCTTGTAATATTTCAGCATTATATTTATTCTCGTCAATTTCAAAGTCGTTCATATCACCGTTATCCATTTCAAAATTACCATTTTCAGACATTATTTCTTGCGCCTCTTCTAATTTTTCTATGGCTTCAGTAACACCTGACCAAGCGTCCTCTAGATTATTTAATATTTCTTTTACATCTTTAATATCTTTATTAGTAGGTTCAGCCTTATATATTATTGTCATAGTATACCTCTTTGTTATTTATTTTTAATACCTTAAAAATATCACACTTTTATATAAAAATATATAATAAAAAACATAGCCTATAATATATATAGGAAAAACCTATAATGAATAATTAAATGAAATAATATTGCAAAGCGCAGCGCTCAAAGTATTGACACTTATATAGTCATATATAATTATTATGACAGTTTATTGACAGGTTGCCTAGACCATGAGGCCTATATAATTCTAGAGCAACTGATTAGATTATAAGGCTTTTTCTATATAATACAAACAGACAGAACAACTGAACCAACCTATATAGACCTAGATAATTTTATAGATGGCCATAAACTAACTATAGTTTTTTGAGATTTGAGAAATTAAAAATATAATATTGCAAGGGTGCAGGCAAAAAATCTGCATTTTCTTATATATATATATGCAGGTGAAACATATGCACAAAAATCTAAGGGTCTATAGACAAAGCCGAGTTTATATAGTTTATATAGTATTATAAATATATTAATATGTTATTATTATTATTATATTTTAATATACTACTTGAATTATAAAGTATATATATTATATATATTATATATATTATATATAAACTTATAAAGGCATAATTTTAGTTGCCTTTTCTGTTAAAGTATGGTATAATAATATTATGGAAGAGATAATTAATTATAAAAACAACTGGGATAAAACACTAAAGTACTATTCTAAACATGATTTCCTTACATTTGTACGTTTATTTGCCCCTACATTAGTCTCTGACTGGCAAATGGGTAAACATATAGAAGTAATATCAGAAAAATTAAAACAATTAGAAGAAGGAACTATAAAAAGGCTAATGGTTTTTTTGCCTCCACGTAGTTCTAAGTCTGTTATCTGTTCAAAACTATTCCCAGCTTGGTATATTGGAAGGAATCCAGAACATGAAATACTTACAGTCAGCCATAGCGACCAGCTTTCTAGCGATTTCGGTAGGTCTGTTAGAGATATCGTATCAACTAAGTCTTTTCAAGATGTATTTACAGGTGTGGCTCTTAGGACAGACGTTAGAGCAGCAGGAAAATGGAAGACAAACAAAGGAGGAAGCTATTATGCAGCCGGAGTCAAGAGTCAAATCGCAGGAAGAGGAGCACATATAGCCATTCTTGATGATGTGATGTCTGAAGAAGACTCATACTCAGCAGCAGGAAGACGATATGTAAAAGAATGGTATCCTGCAGGACTAAGAACACGTATTATGCCTAACGGAAGTATTCTTATAATCAATACCAGATATCATTATGATGATTTATGTGGATGGTTATTAAAACAACAATCAGAATTTTCAACTATTCTACCTTGGGAAGTAATAAGAATACCTGCATGGTTAGATGAATCTAGTGCTGAGTTATTAAAGTTACCTGTAGGTGGTAGTTATTTTCCTGAATGGAAAACAAAAGAATCATTAGAGATTGATGAACAAGAAATCAGAGCTTCTAATGGTGCAAGATACTGGAATGCATTATATATGCAGGACCCAACACCAGATGAAGGTGGCCTCATAAAAAAGAAGTGGTTACAATGGTGGGAGTTTGATGAACCACCAGCATGTGATTTTATTATTCAAACATATGATACTGCTTTTTCTACAAAAACTACTGCCGACTATAGTGTAATACAAACCTGGGGTATCTTTTCTAGGTATGAACCAAATGAAAATGGTTATGAAGATTATGTTTCAAATATAATTTTATTAGGAAACATGCGAGGCAGATATGAGTATCCAGAACTAAGACGTATAGCACAAATGCTCTATGATGAATTTAATCCTGATGTATGTATTATAGAAAAGAAAGCATCTGGTCAATCTTTGATACAAGATATGCGTAGAGCTGGATTACCAGTGCAAGATTATGTACCAGACAAAGATAAAGTATCCAGAGTGTATGCAGCATCACCAATGATTGAAGCAGGCAGAGTGTGGCTACCTAAAAATAAAAAATGGTCTGATGATTTATACACAGAGATTTTACAGTTTCCAAACTCGGCTCATGATGACCAAGTTGATGCAATGACAATGGCCATACATTACATGAAAGAATCCTGGAGATTAACGCATCCAGATGACCCATATATGGAAGAAGAAAATAAAAGTAAAAAAAGGGTTGCATATTGGCGAGTTTAATGGTATAATGTATATAAGAGAAAAAAATGAATCAAAATGAATTATATAAAACTTTAGCTGTAGAAACTCCAAGGCCTGAGATAGTAGAGACTCCAAAGCCTGAAGTTGCTGTAGTTAAGCCACAAAAAAGTATTACAGATGAAGAAGCTGGATTTGAACTAGATAATTTAGCAACAAGTTTATATGAGCAATATGAAAAATTATCTCCAGCACAAAGATTTGTTGCTGAAGTTGCACCTGGAACTGGTGAAGCTATATCAGCATATGAAACACCAAAGTATGCTAGAGAAACAAAAGAAGCATTCGAAGAAGGTAATTATGGTCAAACTGCTATTAAAGGATTATTAACTGCAATGTCAGCAATAGGGTCTGTACCAATTTTAGGAGCAGCAGTTAGAGTTCCAAAAGCTATAGTTAAAACAGGTGCTAAAAAAATTGCAGAAAAAATACAAGATACTATTCCTATTTTTCCAAAGCCACAAAGAATGTTTGAAGATAAAGTATTAGAAGGTGCAGGTTATAAAGTATCTTATACAAAAAATGTTAAAGGAAAAGATAAAAGAATAGTTGAGGATTCTACTAAAGTTGTTTCAAATAAAGATATTAAAAAAATAATTGAAAAAAATATAGGAGATTTTAAAGCAGGTCAATATTTAAATCCTATAACAAAAGAAAATATTACAGGTAAAAATTTTGAAAATGCTACTATCTCTATTACACCTGAGGGTAAACCAAGTTTTATAGCAAAAAATGTTGAGGTAGAAAAAGTAGGTAGTCCTGATATAAAAGGAGCAACAAAAATACAAACAAATTTATTTAAAAAAAGTGCAGGATGGAAATGGTTAAATGCTCCTAAAGGTTTTGAAAAGGTACCTACATTAGTATCTATTGAAAATAAAAAGAAACACTATTATACATTACAAGCTGATTTTCCTCAAGGTACAAATTTGAAAAGATATTCTAATAAAGTAGATGAACCTAAATTAAGACCTACTATTAAAGGATTTGTTAATTTAGGAAAACCTATTGGGACTATATCTGTAAGAGGAAAAGAACATCCAGTATATGATAAAATTATAAATAGAAAAGCAGGGGGAGCTATATAAATGGCGATAGAAAAAAATCCATTTGACAAAAAAGAAGAATCAACTAATGTAGTAAACATAAATGCTACAGTACCAGAAGATGAGAATGTATCTTTTGAATTAGATAATGATGGTGGGGTTGTAGTAAACTTTGGTGAAGAAGGAATAGAAGAAGAAGTAACAGCAAAAGAATATTATACTAATCTTGCAGAAGATATGGAAGAAGGTTTGTTAAATGATATTGCTAATACTGTTATTGATAATTTTCAAGCTGATAGAGATTCTAGAGGTGAATGGGATTCAATGTTTGAAAGAGGATTTGATTTACTAGGATTAAAACTAGAAGATACAACAGAACCTTTTGAAGGTGCATGTACTGCAGTGCATCCGTTATTAATTGAGTCTGCTGTTAAGTTTCAAGCAAAAGCCTCACAAGAATTATTTCCATCTGGTGGTCCTGTAAAGGCACAGATATTAGGAAATCAATCTGTAGAAAAACAAGAACAAGCTAATAGAGTTCAGAACTTTATGAACTATCAAATAACTGAGCAGATGCCAGAATATTTTGATGAGTTTGAAAGAATGTTATTTCATTTACCATTGATAGGTTCTGCTATTAAGAAAGTATATTATGATGCCGGACTAGAAAGACCAGTATCAGAGTTTGTACCTATTGACCAATTCTATGTTTCTTATTATGCTTCTAATTTAAAAAAGGCAGATAGATATACACATCTTATTTATCGTAATCCTGTAGATATTCAAAGAGATGTTGACGCTGGAGTATATGCTGACATAGATTTACCTACACCATCTAATCCAACACAAACAAATTTATCATCAAAATTAAATACTATTATGGGTATATCACCAACAGCAGATAGTGACCCACAATATGTATTATTAGAACAACATGTACATCTTGACATTCCTGACCCTGAATGTGAAGAAGGTGAGTTTGCTCCTTACATTATTACAGTAGAGGAGGAGTCTCGTCAGGTACTTAGTATTCGTAGAAACTATAGAGCCAAAGATGCAAATAAAGAAAAGAGAATGCATTTTGTTCATTACAAATTTGTACCTGGGTTCAGTTTCTATGGGTTAGGTCTTATACACTTCTTAGGTAATCTTACATTAACAGCCACATCAGCTATGCGTAGCTTAGTAGATGCAGGTCAGTTTGCTAATTTACCTGGAGGATTTAAGGCCAAAGGAGTAAGAATGGTGGGCGATAACGAACCTATTGCTCCTGGTGAGTTCAAGGAGGTCGAAGCAACAGGTATAGATTTACAGAAGGCGATTGTTCCTCTCCCATATAAAGAACCTTCTGCTACTTTATTTAGTATGCTTGGATTTGTAACTGCTGCTGGTCAGAAGTTTGCAGACAGTACAGAACAAATTGTTTCTGATGCTGCCTCCTATGGACCTGTTGGAACTACTATGGCTTTAATAGAAGCTTCAAGTAAATTCTTTTCTGGTATTCACAAAAGATTACATAAATCACAAAGAGATGAATTTAAAATTATTGCAGAAATAGATTATGATTATCTACCAAATCAATATCCATATGATGTTCCTAATGCAAGTAGAGAAATATTTAAAAAAGACTTTGATGGTGCAGTAGATGTTGTTCCTGTTAGTGACCCTAATATACCAAGCAATGCACATAGAATGATGTTAGCTAATATGGCATTACAGATGGCACAACAATCACCACCAGGTATGTTTAATCTTGAAGCATTAAATAGAACAATATTAAATGCTGCTAATATGCCTAACATAGAAGAGATATTACCACAAGCACCTAGACCACAACCATTAGACCCAGTGTCTGATATAGCTGCTGCAACTAAAGGTATACCTATTTCAGCTTTTCCTGGTCAAAATCATGACGCACATATTCAAGTTAAGATGTCATATTTATCAGACCCAATGAATGGAGCTAATCCTATTATGGCTAGATTAAAACCTATTTTAGAAGCTAATGTTCAAGAACATACTCTTATGAAGTATCAAGAACAAATGAGTGGCACAACAAAACTAATGATGGAACAAATGCCTCAACAAGCTCAACAGCCTTCTCAAATTGAAGCTATTATGGCTGCTGCAGCTCAAGAAGTTCTTAATGCTAATATGGCAATGGGTAAACAAATGTCACCAGAGCAACAACTAGTAGCATTAGAGCAGGCAAAAGTAGAACTTGAAAAAGAAAAATTAAAACTAGATGCTGCAA